AAGGTCTTCTGAATCTGAAGAATTGGAATCGGTAGCATCCAAGTTCAAAAATGATTCTGTTGTAGTTACTGTGTCTTGAACAATATCAGCACTGAAACTCTGGCCTGAATCATCATCTGTCATATACACGGACTTAGTATCTGATATACTTTTTGTTACAACCCTGCTAATCGTTAAATCTGTATTACCAACATTTTCTACAATCTGATCTGTCTCAGCAGAATCAGATGCTGTAATTTTTTCCCCAGCTGCAAATGTCCCAGCCACGTTTGTTAGAACAACCTCTGTTCCTCCTGTACCATCAGCGAACACCCAACCTGTCGCTCCAGAGTTAACACCTGTAACTTGAACGCCGCCGTTAGTATGGGTAGCTTCTAATGTGGGAGAGGGTGTTCCATCTAAAGTTATATTGGTAAAAGGCCGAAGATCAAACAAATAGAGTTTGTACACGGCACTATGTTCGCCTACTGTACCAGAACTATACTCATACCCCCTTGCCCGAGCTATACCGACTCTAGACCCGCTTGATGTTCCTCTAGTAGCTATTGCTTGATCCATAAGATCAACTTGTTTGTAAGGTGTTGTCTCTCCACTAATGAGAGTAATATCTGGAGCACTATACATGTTTGTAATAAAAAGATAATTACCTATATCATAAGCAGTTGATTCAGCATTAACCGTATCATAACTTCTGGCCTTAGGAACATCTATAACGGTAGTACCCACTTTTTCAACTTCGTGCCCCTTAACATATGCTTTACCTGGCGAAAGTTTTAGCGCTAATAAAGTATTGTCTGCTAAATTGCCTGCATCGGTATAACTTCCCTTTGAGTATACACCTACGAACTCATTAAGGTCTACACATTCTTTAACTTCATGTGTAAAAGGCCTGACAGTATAATCTCCAGATTCATCATGCGTCCTTCTCGCTAGTGTCTCTCTTATACGCCCTAATTCTGTTTTGTCTACACGAGATTCGATTCTGCCATTTTTAACTCGTATTAACTCAATGAATCCTACATCGTTCGTATCATCCAAATCTTTTCGTGCAAGCTTACACGAAATTTTTAAACGATGAGCACCTTTAGCTGCATAGTTAGAAGTTCCTGTCGCATTGTCTAAAAGACTAGAATCTGATTCTGGTGTGACAACGGTTTCTGTAATGTCAAACCCAATACGAGCATTTACCATAGTGGCGTGATACTTTTCTGCCATTACCATTTGTTCTGTAACTTCCACAAAACACCCTCGTATATAATAAACTCCCGCCATGACTTGGCCGATAGCACATGTGCCTGTATGTTTTGCGGCATCTTGGAGATCAAGGTCTGGGGTATCTCCAATTGAATAAGATGGCGTCGATGCAGTTGGCGTGTAAACTGTAGCAGAAGCCGCATCAATTGAATATGAGGTATCACCATGAGTAACCCCTATATCCGCACTAATATTTTCTCCAGCTATAAATCCACTTATAGTTACTCCAGTAGATTTACTAGAACCACCAGCAACAGGCATGACAAATAAAGTTAAAGGATCATCTGCTGTTGCAGCTATAGATGCCTTAACTTGTGCTTTGAAACCAGAAGTTGCTCCTGTGATAATTGTACTTGTTCCAGTATTATAGGATAAACCGTTAGCATCTGCCTCTATACTGCCGCTATATTGCGTACCGTCAAGTGTCTCTCCTTCATAGGATGAATCTAATTTTATAAAAATTAGGGTATTGGTGTATTGAGCTCTGCCAGGAATCACCATAGCACCTTCTCTGAGAATGAAATCGCTTATATTTTCAATTTGATTTTTGAGAATAGACTGCGTTTGTGTTAATTCACGAGCCTGTACTGCAAATCCAGGCCTGGCTAAAATTTGTTGAAAATTATTAGCAGAATTGTAATCATCATAATATGGTGTTACATTTAAATTAGTTTTGAAAGGCATACTAGAACTCCACTATAAGCTTAATGTCCTCTGTCTGATCCGAAGAACGACTGATAGGTTTACGATTTTCTAAATAAATTATTTTTCCACTGTCTGGCTCCAAGTCTGGGTTAGCATAACCATCAGAAAATGTTAAAGTGGTACCACCAGCAAGTGTTACTGCTGAGTCAGAACCAGCATCTGGCGTACCTGTCGCTCCAGAGGTTGCTCCTGTAATTTGATTTGCGCCACTAAATGCCACATAGGCACCTGTAGTTCCATTCGTACCATAATCACCAAACCTTTCCTGTTGATAATAAATAATATTCAAGGATGAATCCCATTCTACCACTTTACCAATAGCCCCTGTAGACGCTTGTGAAAGCCTTTCATCAACGTCAAATGTACCACTAACAGTGGTTAAATGCATTGCGTAAGTTTGTCTTATAGTCGAGCTAGAAGCAACTGTTGTTGTTCCATAGTTGTACGGGTCAACAACCAAACCAACTCGACGGAAATCATTCTCTGTGGTGATATCGTCATTTTCAGCTTGAGCCATTGTTGCATTTAATACTACATAATGACCGCCAAGTTCTGATACAGCATCATATCCATGACCACCTTTAGGCGACACAAAAATTTCTACACTTCCTCCCGAACCACCCATCGCTGAAGCAGATGCTAAACTTGAATCCGAAAACGTATACCCAGAAGCTAGATTTACTGTTCCATATGTGTATCCTGCGCCAGCGTCATGTACAGTGGTGTCAGCGCCAGCGGTTAAACCAAATCCTGCAATTACTCCACTGGAAACAGTTATTCTTACAATCGCACCAGAAGATGTTCCCTGACTTGTTCCATCTCCATAGACGGCTGCATAATATGTTCCATCTGTGTAGCCTGACCCGGCAGTAACTTTCAAAGAAACGATTGAACCATCTGTGGCAGCTGAACTAACTGTGGAATCTGTACTAACTGGCATAAAGTCCGTTGACAAATATTTTTCCACTTCACTGGCCGACATCGTGTAAATATACTGTAAGACATAACCACCAAGCTCAAAAGGTGCAGTTGATTCAGATGTTGGAGATGAACCACTATATCCAGTTCCAGAATTGTTATCAAGAACTTTATACACACGATAATCTGTAGTCATAAAGTAGAATGTCGAATCATAAAGATTTGTTGCACCAGAGGTGGATGTATTAGAGGAGTTTACCATATGGTCATATTGATCGTAGGTTGTCCCATTTGTCCAATTTCGCCTAGGAATTGCGTAGCTAACATAAGAGGAAGAAATCTTTTTTCCAGCCAACATATCGTCCCAAACATAAAATTCTTGGCCAATTGAATCAGAAGGTGTAGGTGGCGATCCATCAGAGCCTCCAGAAGTTCCTGTAGTGAACGGTGTTGACTTACCTATAAAGAGGTAATATGTGTTGGCAGAAGCTTCACTAAAAGACTCTTGAAACTGAGCCGAATTATGTTGCCTAAATTTTTCTGTAATGATAGCTGTCATTTTCTTTTCCTTGTTTTATTTATGCACCAGCACCATAAATTGTTTTTAATGTTGTGCCTCCAGAGTTTTTAATTAATAATGTTGCAAGAGTTTTTAGTTGATCTGCACCAATGGCATCATCAGCCATGTTTGCTTCTACAACCGTGTCAGCCGCAATCATAGTTCCTGTGACTGTATTTGAATCACCAGTTGTTATCACCGTGCCCGTAGTATCCGGCAAAGTGATAGTACGGTCAGCTGACGGGTCTTCAACTGTAATGGTCGTTTCGTAATCGTCAGCCGTGGCTCCCTCCAAAACAATATTGGAACCTGTAGATGTGATATTTCCAACAGTTATATTTCCTGTTGTTAGTGTGCCCGTTGTTGTAAGATTTTCATTACCAAACGATATCGCACCAGAGCTGTCTGTGACCGAACCAGCTGCAAGTGCCAGTGTCCCTGCGTTAAGTGTCGTTCCATTAATCGTAGAGGTTGCTAAGGTTGTAATTGTAGCGGAAGTCTGTGTACCAGCCACCACCCCAGATATGTTTGGTGCGTTTAACGATAGCACAGTTGTTGTGGCACTTACACCACTTGTTAATGATGATCCATTGCCAAGTAAATTATATAATTCTACAAAATTATCATTAACTTTATCTGCGCCGATGCGGAGAGTATCCCCCGTGCCATCGTCCGCTGCTATTCCTATTCCTATTGACTGATATGCCATTTGAGCGTCCTTCCCTATTCTTTTATTTATAAGACTTACCTTTGTTAAAACCCCTCTAAAACATCATAACTTTGTTGTGTCGAGTCTAAGGTTGTTTTACTTGTATTATCAAATGTTTCTGCTTCTGCGTTTGCTGGTAAAAATGGGGCAGATGTACCAATTAAACTGGTATATGTTCCCCGTTCCCATTGCAAATATTCCCCAGCATTCGTACTGGAACCATCCGTACCATTTAGTTGAACGTATCCGTCTAGCTGATTGGGTAGATACAAGAACCTCTCTGACTCTATCTTATCCCCATCATCTGTACCATCCGTATCCGTTTGGTTTAATACAATATTGTCTCCAGCATTTGCTTCTAGAGCAGTAGTGCCATTCAATGTGAAGAAAAATGGGTCACGGTTATCCTGTAGTCTGACAAAACCAGTAGGCCTTGTACCAAACTCTGCCGGAAGAGCATAGTCTGGAAAATATGTACTGTCAAAATAATTTGCTGGGGGAATGGTTCCTATGCTGCAACTATTTTCGGCTTCGATTCTCACAAAATCCAATAACAGTTTGCCTCCAGAGGAAACCCCCGTCCCTTTCTCCAATAACAAGTTTAGTCCAGCAACTTCAGACTCTCCTAGAAGTTTGTCTCCATCTGTTTCCTCTAACAAAAGACCAGCTCCTGCTGTTTCCTGTGTTATATACACTATTTGTGATTCAACTATGAAAGCCCCATCATCCATACCAGCTTCCAAAAGGAAACCAACATCTTTGTCATCATCTTCACTAACCCCATTCCCGGCGACTTCTTCATACCTGATAAAATCCTCCTCTTCTGTTAATATTCTTGACCCAGAATTTAAAACTCGATTGTGAGTATTATCAGAACCATCAAGGATAAGGAAGCTTCCAAAACCCAAATCGTTGTTTTCTGCTAATAGATGATCAGGCCGAATGAAGTCGAGCATTGTATTAGAAGTTAACCCCACATCCTCTGTTTTCAATTTGCCGCCAGGAATGTCTTCTGCTAGAACATTGTCTCCAGCATTTGAGAAACTAGCATCTGTGCCATCTAGAACAAAATTGTCATTGCGGTATCTGGTGTAATCTTTAAATCTTAATCCAGCCCCAATGTTAATATTGGTAGCAAGTTCCAAGTCAAAGCTTTGCCCTGCCCAGTGCTGTGGCGGCTTCGCAATGGTATGGAGCCAGTTATATGTCGAGTCAAAGGTTGTTCTTCTTGTATTATCAAGTGTTTCTAATATAAACCCTGCGTCTGATGGTCCGACATGGCCATCAAAGAGAAGAACGGATGTATTGATAGTCGGCCCACGTTTTCTTAAACCGTCCTCTAACTGTATAGATCCCTCACTTACAGCTGAACTGAAAGGAGTAGCCATATTTGGTAAACCAAATCCTGTCACCGGCCTGGGCTGGGGTAATGCGATTGATGATTCTAGTATCTTAATAAAGTTTACATCTCTGGTAGTTGAATGAGCTGCAGCTGATCTTTCGCTCATCAACACTCCGCCGCCCTGTATTCCAGACTCTAAAACAATATTGTCGCCTGTAGCATTTTCTAACACAAAGGTGTCACCAACTTGAACTAAATTTCCGTCCACCTCATAAGCTGTTGTAAGCAAACTACTACCAACATCAGCAGGGTCTTCATTTACAATGTTTGGAGCTCTACCTGTATTGAAAGTATAATCAGTAGCATTTAATACGAGGTTTGTACTTGAAGAAATTTCACTAGCTGTATCAGAAAGAATACGATCACCATCATTAGTAGAAGAAGCATCTGTACCGTTGAGTATGATCGAAAACCCTGCACCGGCCCCGTCTGGTTGAATCGCATTCAGTAAAATAAGCCCATCAATGCCATCTGTGATTAGGTTGTCGTTAACTACATGTTCTATAGCGTACCCGGCATCCTGTAGATCAATATTATCCCCCTCATCCTGATTAGAAGTCCCTGTTCTGTTGAGAACAATATTATCGCCAATTTCTGTCAATAGAAGATTAGACGTATCTATATCATAGTCCAACATAATATTATCACCATCGTCAGCACCAGACTCTAAAGAAACAACTCCCACATCAACACCAGTTACATCTAGAAGAAAATCCTCAAGTTCAATACCAAAGTTGGTGCCATCTAAAAGTAAACTGCCTTCGCCATCGCCAACTTCTTGTACAATCTCTTCAAAATAAGCTCCTCCAACATATTGTTCTGGAATATTCAACCTTCTCTTAATTCTAAACTCAAACAATTCCTCTAACACAGAAGCAAGCATGGGCGAGTAGGTTACTGTCGCTGTATCAACTCTGCCAGCACCAGCAGTGGGTATCGTAGCAGATATAAGTGACGCAAACGAAACTTTACCAAACGGTTGGAACCCAGCTGGGTGAACTGCTCTTTTTAACTCTTCTATGTAAGTGCTCACGGATTCGCCGATTTTGAGCTCATATGAAAAATCTTGATAATAGTAAGAGTCTTGTATTCTGATAACGTCTTCATCAATAATACTGTCTACATTTGAATAAATTCCTGGGCTGGTTCCTAAGAATCCGACAACCATTTCCAAGTCAGCTGATGAACCAAAAGCAATAGTAGCGCTACCACCGCTATCACCTTGTATTGTTGTATTCTTAAATATTATTCCTTCCTCATTTATTATATTTTCACCAACATTCGCCGCCGTGTCATCTGTACCATTCAAAATAATGTTGCCTGTGGTTGCATCTTCTGGCTCAGTCTTAATCATATCACCAAGAGAAACGTCTTCAGTGTCTCCACCACTTTCCTGTCTAATCAAACTACTCGAAGATTCATTGATAATGTAACTATCTTCATCTCCTCCAGAACCGCCAGTTTGGTTTATGGTAATAAAATTTGACTCTACTTCTTGATCTGAAATGTGGGCATTAAGTATTAGTGGACTACCAGAACCAAACGCTAAACCAGGCGTATCATATGACCCCTCTTTCACCAATCCTTCACCAGATTCCGTTATTAATCTATCAGCAGAGTCTCCACCATGTGCCACGGTTTCATTTTCAAGGAAGGTATAATATCCATTTGCATCTGTAGAGGCTCCCCATTCTGGCCCCTCAAGAATAATAGCATCACCAGCATTGTCTCCTGTAGACTCTGTAGCATTCAACAAAAACTTACCGACTTCGACATATCTTTCAACTTCACCTTGGCCGGTAATATCAGGAACTATCTGGCTAGGTCTTCCTTGCAAAAGTATACGTTCGCCTTCACCTGTACGAAAAGACAGTCTATCTAACCCCCTATAGGCCCGGATGTTATCGCCCCGGCGTTCTACAGCCTGTATTGAAGAATCCAACCCATCTATAACTAAATATTCGCCGTCCTCTAACAGAATAGCTTCACCATCGTTGAGATCAACATCGGTTCCACCTCTATATGTCGTTACGACTGAAGAGGTAAGATTTGTTTCTGGAATAAAAGTTGTCCGGCCGCCTAGAGTTCTTGGCTGCGGTAGAGCATCAAATCTGGCTTCATCGAGCCAACCGCCGGGCGTCAAATACTGTTTTCTGCCTGAACCTGTTTCCAACATCATGTAGTCTTTACGGGTCTGTATGTTGGATACTAAAGGTTCGTCCTCAAATAAAAGAGAGTACCCTTCACAAATATTCTGTTGAAGCAGTTTGTCGCCAGCATCAGCGCCACCAGCTGTCGTTCTATCTAAAAGAATTTCATCACCAATATCAGTTCCACCGGCATCAGTTCCATTTAATAGAATTGAATCGCCGACAGCTGTACCATCTAAAATAATATTGTGATGATTTCCCGCATCAACCGTAGCCCGCAAAAATCTGTGTTGGGTAACTCGATCAGTAGCTTCATTTTGAATATAAGTATCCCCATCATCCCTCTGTTCTTCCAGTGAAACTGCCATCGATTTAGATGCGGTACTAGAATCCTCTAGAGAAATTTGTTCCATACCATTTTCTACAGCATCTGTTATAATTTTTACCGACGGCTCTATTCGGCCTTCGGTGAGAATATTATCACCAATATTGTCATCATTGATGTCAATGAAATTGTTTAACTGTACTCTTTGAAAATGGTCTTCTTCTCTCTCTAAAGAAATATCGTATTGCAGAGAGGGGTTGTTCTGTTCTAATTTCGTTCTTACAACATCTTCTAAATCTACAGACAATTGTTGCGTAGTTGAATCATACGCCTTGACTGTTCCCGTATATGTTCCTGTCAACGCTTCTTCTTTGCTAAAGGAACCTGTAATATCTTTAAGGATAAAGTTAACTGGTACAGATGCGGGAGGCTCTATACTGTACCGAAATCCAGCATCAATAATTTTCACACTTTTTATTTGACCTATATCATTTGAGGCCGACATAAGTTTTGCCCCAGAGCCGTGGGCGCTAGTGACTGTCACAATAGGTAGACTGACGTAACCCGAACCAGCACTTGTTATAAAGATTCGAGTAATAGCACCAACCTCAGAACTAGACAACGACCCTTCTTCAAGAACAATCCTGTCAGACTCTAAGCTATAGTCTTCCAGAGTTAGAATACTCCGTTCTTCTAGAATATAACTTCCGGCATCGGTGCTACTTCCATCCGTACCTTCCAAAAGTATTTCCTCACCAGCATTAGCTTCTAAAACATCCGTACCATTCAAAACTAACTGATTATAAATTAAACTTCTTATCGTACCAGTTTCTTGTGCAATATAATCATCATTGTCAACGGTGTTCTCTAAGAGGAACGAACCACCTACTGTTGACACAAACCCTTCGGCGGCCGATGTTGATACATCAGTTGTTGTAAAGGTCAGGGCATCTCCCACCCGATATCCTGAGCCTGCATCATCTATAATAACTTCCGAAATTCCACCCACACCCACTTGATCAACCCGAACAACTGAACTTCCATTTCCAAAAGAAGAATCCAAAGTGACGATATCATTTTCTGAATATAACGATCCACCAGAGTTTACTGTTGCTCCCGTCACTATTTGTTGTATGGTGAAACTCATCTCACGATACAACCCATCCGATTGTTCGTTGATCGAAACAGCTGATATCGTTTCCCCGTTGATAAATGAGCCTACAACTTCGGAGACATCAAATTCCGATATAGCATCTGTTCCCTGACTAAAGGCTGAAGCCCCCTCCACAAAAGCTGTAGCACCAGATGTGGCGCCAGTTATATTTTGTCCTACAATCTCCGAACCCCTAGACCCATTTGTAGCAATTGCTCGAAGAAAATTTCTCTTTTGCCAATTCCCATCTGATAAACGAAGCATATATTTGTTAGGATAACGTACCTCTGCTTCCTCATCGAACATGAGTCGCATGAATAATTTGTGACCTTCAGCAGTTCCCTTAGCTGCATACAGGTCACGAATATTTTTAATAAGGTCACGTTTAGACGTTCCAGAAGCCAACGTCTGTGGAATGGTGTGCATAAACTGTTCTTGCATCTTATCAAGAAAAACAGTTACAGTATTGTCTGGGTCGTGGTAATCCAGAAGTTGTTGCATATTCTGGATAGGATTGGCTTGATATGTTAGGATCGTGCCTGTAGCACCAGAGATGGAGCCAGTTATAGTTTCGCCAAGCTTAAATTTTTGGTTGGATGTAATTATCAGTTTCTTTGCGGATTGTTCCAGATCATCAATTAAAATTGTTGCAGTAGCTTTAGATGTGCTGCCTGTTATGGTTTCCCCTTTGTTAAAAGCAGCAGTTGACCCAGCACCAACTTCCGCCATGAGTTTTGGACTAGTGTCATCATCTACATCTAGTATGATGTTCTGCGTAACAGAACTTTCCATTATGATATTATCGATATCCCCCTCAACGATAATCAAAGCAGCCTCAAGGAATTCGTAGTACTGTTTAATAAACTCTACAAATTTGGGATGATCAGCCTGAACAAAATCAGGCACTTGGCCATCAATAAGAGGGGATAGTTTTGTGGTTAAAGTAGCATCAAACGGGGCCATGGTTTAGTATCCTTTAGATGGTGTCGTATAACTACTGGACGTTGTATACGAGCCACCAGCACCAGGATGACTAACAGCTACAGTATCTACTTCTCCCGATATGTTAGAGTTAGTAAAATCAATTTCCAATATTTGATTTCTTACAGGGACAATATCTTTGGAGTCTGGTACAACTGTAAATCGAATATCTGTAGAAGTTGCCCCGTCAACATCTGATATGGTGGTTATGATAATCCCGTCAATAATGATTTGCCCCGTAACATAATCAATGGTTCCCGCTGTGCTGTCTGAATATGTTCTGGTGATTCCCACAAGGTAGTATCTACGAACAACCCCCTCTCCGTCATCATCAAAGAACATTTCATTATCAGCATCTCCAGAGACTTTAAATCCTGTTGAGGTAAGGATGCCTCCAGCAACTTCATTGTGGCCACTGTGAGGATTGTACAGTCGATTGTCAAAGTTTATATTGTGTGATTCAGATTTGTTCAACGTTGGAGTGATCGACTTTGCTAAAATAACATTCGTCACGTTATTCAATATAGATGGGTCAGTATCGTCTATCAAACCAGATACATATGAGTGTCGGAAGACCTTGTTGAAATCCTTCAACTCATTATTATTGAAGTCTGTCAATGTAGAAGTGACGTTGGTTTTCAACGTAGATAACTCCTTCGTCGTAATAGTCGAGTTATACTTGAAGTTCACATTCAAAAACAAGCTGATAGTTTCTGGGTCAACGATAACAGGGGTAATAGAAGCTACATTATACTTCTGGTAATCCTTAATCAGTTGTGTTTTCTGGCTAGTCGTCAAGTTATTGCCTGTCGAAGACTTGATGGAAATGAAAACTCGGCCATAAGAAGCCGTACTTGTAACACCAAGGGTGGGATCGTAAGACCCGCTCTCTCCACCAAATACTTGAACTGCTTGTGTTTGCGGGAATAGTTTCTTTGCGAAAAGTTTGTAATCTTCAGCCGTTACGCACCTCCCCTGACTCGCAAAGTCAAGTGGTGCATTGAGTTTGATAGATTCTAAACTCTCGGCCTCTGTTCCCCCCTTAGCCGAATTGATTGTTGTTACAGTTACACTGGTAACGCCGTCAATCGCTCCACTAGCAGTGAAGGTTGTCGCTCCGTTTGCACCGCTCTTGTTAGTCACAACGTACTTGAGAAAAACGAGGTTGTTATCCGTAAGTCCTGCGCTAACAACACCATCGCCAAAGTAAACTTCAAACTTTCCAGATTCAACCTCCTGAAGAAAATACACCTTGCTAGAACCTGTAAGTTGGGAGATGTCTGTAGCTCTGGTATATGTTGATGTTTCAGAATCGGTTGATGAATTCTGTACCGATACAGTCAGGGTAGAAGTGTCTGCTCTGTCAGATGGGATTAGAAATCTCTGATTAACATCAGAGGAATCGACAGTGTACCTTGTAGTGGTATACGTTCCCTCATACAACTCAATGCTAGAGAAGGGAATTAATTTTCCTGTAGTGCTTCCAGAATGGTCTGCTATAGTTACAAACTCATAGTCCTCGTTGTTCACCTTGGTAGTAAATTTGGTTCCAACATTTATTGTAGCCGTAAGTTTTGTTAAATCGTTGAGGGTGATATCGACAGTTGCTTTCGGAGCCCTGCACGAAGTAACCTCATAACCCAACATCTTCGCATGGGAAACAATGCTGGATCTCAAGGATGCAGAATCCAAAAACATCTCGTTAGCCACCATGTTAGCATTGTATGCAAGGTAGTGAGTGTTGTACGCTAGGGTGTCCAGAAGAATGTTTATACCAGAACCTTCGAAATCATAGTCCTTGAATTCTGATTGAGCCCTTAGAAATTGTTTTAGGTTGTCTTTGATACCATCGAAGTCTAGTTCTGTTATTTGTAATTTTTCTGAATTAGCCATTATCGCAATCTCTCTAACATAACCGTTAAATCCACCAATTCTGTTGGTACATTCACTACATAAAATTCGACGGTTATAGAGTATGCATTACGATCTAAGTCAGGGATTGCTCTGATGCCAGTCAGTCTAACCCTTGGTTCAAAATTCTCAATAACCATTTCCACTTTCTTTGATAAAATGACAGCCGTTAGCGGAGTCATCGGTTCGAATAACATATCCCGAACTCCAGAGTAGATTTCGGGGTGGAACGGTTTCTCGTATTGGTTCATCAACACCAAATTTCGGACAGACCTTTTCACCGATTGAACATCGGTAAGGATATTAATATCCCCACTTTTGTTGTTGGTAGAAAAGAACAGATCAAGATCGGTATACTTTCGGACACTTCTCTTTTCGTTTGTTGCTTCAGCATCAATGTACGCACCCAAGTTTGTCCAAGCCTGTGTCTGTTCTGTATTTGGCATAGTTGCTCCTTATTTATTATTTATACTAACCCTCAGTAGTTTTCATCATATAAGGTTCAG